TAGAGAATGGTGCAAACAACCGGAAACAGACATAGATACAAGTAAATCTAATAACTTTAGACACTCTAAGGAGGAGTATATGTATGGCGGTAAAAGCGATAAAGATTGATAAACAGAATCTTAAAGTAGGTTACCAAGACATAGAACTACAGGTAACTACTCCAGATTTTAAAAAAGATGTTTTAACTGACTGTTATGGTCAGTATATACAACGAGAAAATGTAATACAGATACAATCTGATTTAACAAAGCTAGATGAGGTTAATACTGTGCTACATGAATTATTCCATGCTATAGCTTATATTTCTGGTGAAACAGGAGATGGGGGTGTTTTGCAGGGGGATTCAAAAGAAGAACGATTAATAAACAGCTTTACTAATTACTTTGTTCAAGTGCTAAGAGACAATAAATGGTTATTGCCTTATTTACAAAAGAATTTACTTGACAAATCTAATAAGTAGGTGTATAATATAGATTAAGGAAGATATGGCAGAATATAGCGATAATAATAATATTAACTCTGAAGAAGAAATCAAAGATGAAGTAGAGTCAACAAGACTAGCAGGTTTTGTCTACAACAAGTTTGATGAATCTGAGAGAGCTAGGCGTAGTGATGAAGAACGATGGTTAGAAGCATTTCATAATTATCGTGGGAAATACTACAAGAATGTTCATTTTAGAGAGCATGAAAAGTCAAGAGTATTTGTAAAAGTAACTAAGACTAAAGTTCTTGCGGCTTACGGACAACTAGTAGATGTATTATTTTCTGCTAATAAGTTTCCCATCTCTGTTGAAGAAACCAAAGTACCAGAAGGTGTGGCACAATTTGCACACCTCAATCCTCTCAAAGAGCAAATGGGAGACAATCTTCAACAGTCAGCCCCGACTATAGAAGGTAATTTAAATTATCAACCCGGTACTTCCCCTCAACCGGAAATGTCTCCAATTGGTTTTGAAGGAGATGGGAAAACTATAGAACCGGGTGCAACATTTGATACTATACAACCAACAGGTTTAGAAGAAGGACCAGCTCCTCTTCCAGATATGCCGCAAATAAAACCGGCAACTGAAATAGCAAGACGCATGGAAAAACTAATCCATGACGAAATAGATGAGTCAAATGGTTCACAAGAATTAAGAAGTGCTTTATTTGAATCTGTACTTTTAGGAACAGGTATTATTAAAGGTCCATTTACTTTTAATAAAACTTTACACAAATATGCAAAGAATGAAGATGGTTCAAGAGAATACTCTCCAGAAGAAGCTAAAGTACCAAGAATAGAATTTGTAAGTGCATGGGATTTTTATCCAGACCCAAATGCAAAAAATATTGAAGAGTGTGAATATGTTATACATAGACACAAACTAAATAGAAATCAATTAAGAGATTTATTAAGCAGACCTTTCTTTAATAAAGATGAAGTCTTAGCTACATTAGAAGATGGTCCTAACTATCGTAATAGAAGTTATGAAACTCAAATACGACAAGAAGATGACTATACTCAAAACGAATACGACAGATACGAAGTATTAGAATACTGGGGTATTGTAGATAGAAAAACCCTAGAAGATTCACAACTAGAAATTCCAGTAGAGATGGATGATGAAAGTGAATTTCAAATTAATGCTTGGGTAACTGAGAACAGAGTTTTACGAATGGTTCTTAATCCATTTAAACCATATCGTATACCATACAACGCATTTCCTTACGAAAAAAATCCGTATAGTTTTTTTGGTATTGGTGTACCAGAAAATATGAATGATGCACAACAGATTATGAATGGTCATGCAAGAATGGCTATTGATAACTTAGCATTATCGGGTTCACTTGTTTTTGATGTTGATGAGTCAGCATTAGTAGCAGGTCAAAACATGGATGTATATCCGGGTAAAATATTCAGAAGACAAGCTGGTATGCCGGGTCAAGCAATTCATGGATTAAAGTTTCCAAACACATCAACAGAAAATATGATGATGTTTGATAAGTTTAGACAGTTGGCAGATGAGTCAACAGGTATACCATCATACTCACATGGTCAAACAGGTGTTCAAAGTATGACTAGAACAGCTTCTGGTATGTCAATGTTACTTAGTGCTGCTAATCTAAATATTAAAACAGTTGTCAAAAACTTAGATGACTTTTTATTAAAACCATTGGGCGAAGCATACTTTCAATGGAATATGCAATTCTATGAAGGTGATTTAAATATAGATGGCGATTTAGAAGTTAAAGCTACTGGAACTTCTTCTTTAATGCAAAAAGAAGTTAGGTCACAAAGATTAACAATGTTTATTCAAAGTGTACAAAATCCTGCAATAGCACCTTTTGTAAAAATACCAGAACTAATAAAAGAACTGGCATACACTTTAGACCTTGACCCAGAAGAAATAATTAACGACCCTAATGAAGCTGAAATATACGCAAAAATAATAGGATTACAAAATGCTAGACAACAACCAAATCCAGCAGCTCCAACTGGTAGTGAGCAGCCCCCAATGGCATCATCTGAAGGATTACCTCCAGAAGCTCCAAGACCAGACAACTCGGGAGTTGGCGATGGCACAATCGGAACAGGCGGTGTACCGATGCCAGGGGAAATGGAATTTACTGGACCAGCTACTTAATTTACCTGCAACAGTAAAGTCATACAAAACTAATTGACTTCTATTACAGAAGAGCTTTTAGCTTGGTCAGAAAATTTTTTAGAAAAGCCAAATAAAGAATTAGGGGGATGGACAGTTTGTCCTTATGCTAAAGCTGCTAGACTAAAAAACCAAGTTAAAATTGTTGAAGTAGAATATAGTAAAGATTTTTTATATACTGTTTCTAAAGAAGCAAGAACAATAAAAGAACAAAATAAAAAATTAATTATTGTAGCTTGTGATGATTTAAATTTAACTTGCGAAGAATTAGCTTGTTATACAGAAGCATTAAACTATGCATTTGTTTATAATGATGTTTACCTTATGCCTTTTCATCCCGAAGATGGAGACGAAGAACAAGTTAGTTTTTTAAAAGAACACGAAACAAATATAGAAGCAGACTACGAGTTTTATATGGTTCTTATTCAACCATATAATGAATTGGAGAACGCATCAAAGCTTCTTCATAAAAAAGGGTATTATGATAAATGGGAAAAAGACTATTATCAAGATACTGTAATTAAACGACAAACCTATAGGAGAGTATACAATGATGGGAAAAAAGAAAACAGCTAAAAAAGGAATGAGCATGATGCGTGGCGGTGGAATGGCTAAAAAGAAAAAAAGAGTCAAAAAAGCTGGTGGCGGCATGATGAAAAAGAAAAAAGCTAAAAAGAAATAATAGTGGCAACTGAAAAATTAAAAAAAAAGAAAAGTATCTTTGATAGATTTGATGCTTCAAAATCAATGAAAAAAGCAGGTGTTGCTAATGTATCTGGCATGAAATATACAGGAGATGTAGCAGGTTTATTTGCTGTTATGGAACAACAATCATTTAGTCCAATAAATTCTAAATTTTCTCCATTAGCTCCTCAAGTATATGTTCAAAAAGGTTATAAAAAAGGTTATCAACCTTATGCTGGAAGTAACGCACTTAAAGAAACAAAAAAAAGAAATAAATAGTGGCAACTGAAAAATTAAAAAATCAAATGGATTCATTTCTGATACCAAGTTCAGAGATGAATCCTACTATGGGATTATATGATGTAGCTACACCTCAAAGTGCTAGAGAGGGAACACCTAAAAGATTATTTGACCCTATGAGAGCAAGATATAAAGATGGTGATGTAGTTACAGAAGATACAAAAGAATATAATAAAGCATTATCTGTATATAGAAAAATGAAACAGAACAATGCTGATGATGAAACAATTGCAACTTATATTGGTATGCCAATGTTAAATCGAATTAAAATGAATACAGAAAATGTTACACAAGCTGCAACAGGTGGTCTAATGGGTGGAGACCCAAGACTAGGAAGAGTGCAAGAAGATATAGGATATAGAGCATATCAAGAAGGTGGCGAAGTAACTGACGAACCAATGCAAGTAGAAGAATTAAAACCCGATGTGTCAATGCAAATGGAATCAGCGATGACTCCGGGTGATGATGTTGAAACAGATGCAACAATAGATACTTCTGTTTTAACTTCTGATGAAGAACAAGTTTTAGAACAAGCTTTAGAAGAATACCCAATGTTAATGGATATTATTTCTAAAATGACTATGAAAGAATTTACCGGTTCTGGAGAAGTAGATGGACCGGGAACAGGAACTTCAGATTCAATTCCAGCTATGTTATCAGATGGAGAGTTTGTCTTTACAGCTAAATCTGTAAAACAAATAGGTGTAGACAAACTTAGAAAACAAATGAAACAAGCAGAAGAAGAATATGATAGAGCCATGAATGTACAAGAAGCTAATCAAACAACTACAGCTTCCGAACCTATGATGGCAAGAGGTGGATTAATGTCCACTTCAAGAATATAGAGCTACCCGGGTTATCACCTAGGCACTCTATATCGGCTACTTTTACATACTGTAAAACCCCAATTAACTAAAAGAAAGGTGATAAAAAATGGTTGAAGGTAATGAGAACACTTTATTAAACAAAGCTACTTCTCAGAAAAGCGAAAGCGAAGAAGCAAATCCTTATAATATGAAAAAAGATTATATTGATTATGACCAACAAAAACAAAATGCATCTACAACTTTTCAAGATGCAAACACAATAGCTGTTAAGAAAGACCCTCCGAAAGTTGTTGTTGATTCTATGCAATCACAAGAACCACAGGAAGACACTCCAGAAGAACAAGCTGACCAACCTTATAAAAAGGTAGACTACAAGAAAAGATACGATGACCTTAAAAAACATTATGATACTCGTGTTAATTCTTTTAAGCAAAGAGAAGAAGAACTTTTAGCTGAAGCTAGGTCAAATAGACCTAAATACAAAGCTCCTAAAAGTGCTGAAGAACTTGATGCATTTAAGAAAGAATATCCAGATGTTTATAATGTTGTTGAATCTGTTGCTCACATTCGAACTTCAAAAGAGTTAGAAGATGTTAAGGCGGAGGTTAGCTCCTTAAAAAAGCTAAACCAACAAGCTAACAAAGAAAGAGCAGAAGCTAAACTAGCAAGAATACATCCAGACTTTGAAACAATTCGTGAGTCTGATGAATTTCATAGTTGGGCTGGTAGTCAACCCGAAGAAATAAAAGGTTGGGTATATGGTAATAACTCTAATGCAGAGTTGGCTTCAAGAGCAATTGACCTTTTCAAACAAGATACCGGCAAGTCTAAATCTAAAGAAACATCTGGTGATGTTGTACCTGCTTCTGAAATGATACAAATTAAGAACAGTAAAGACATCGGCTATGGCTCTAAGAAAATTTGGACTCGTTCTCAAATAGCGGCTATGTCTCAGACAGAGTTTGATAAGAATGAAAATTCTATAACCGAAGCTATGCGAGAAGGTCGTATTATAAATGATATGGGCAATCGTAAGTATGGCGGTTCTGGTAACCCAACTTATTAAACAATTAAACAGATATAGTCATCACATTAACTTTTAATTAATAAGGGAGAATACAATGGCTGTATTTCAAAATGCTTCCGGTGGTGCTAACAATAACTTTAATGCAGGTACTTCCGGTCAAACTAATGAGTTCTTCGTACCAGAAATTTTCTCGAAAAAGATTCAAAACTTTTTCAGAAAGTCTTCTGTAATCGAAGCAATAACTAACACAGACTATGCGGGTGAAATCGCAGCTTTTGGTGATACTGTAAACATCATCAAAGAGCCAACAATCACAGTAGCAGCTTACACAAGAGCAGCTTCTACTTCTAAACAATTCCTAAGTGACCAAGAGTTAACACTTGTCATTGACAAAGCTAACTCATTCAAGTTCATTGTAGATGATATCGAAGAGAAATTATCTCACATTAACTTTGCGTCAGTAGGTGCGTCTAGTGCAGCATACACACTAAAAGATACAATGGACTCAGAAGTCCTATCTGCTATGTTTAGTGGAGTATCAACTTCTACTCCAGACCATCAATTAGGTGGTGATGGTACAGGTTCAGCAATAGCTAACTTTACTTCTGGAGACCCAATTGATATGGGTAATGGCAGTTCAGAACTTAGTCCTTTAAAAATCATGGCTAGAATGGCTAGACTTTTAGATGATTCACAAGTTCCAGAAGAGGGCAGATGGTTTGTCGCAAAACCAGAGTTCTACGAAGAACTAGCTGATACTGATTCAAAACTAATGTCATCTGACTTTAACCAAGGTGACGGAGGTGTAAGAAACGGACTAGTAGCATCTGGACAAATCAGAGGATTTTCTATGTATAAATCTTCAAATGTTCCAGCAGTTTCTGGTACAAATTCAACTGGACAATGTTTAGGTGGACACATTTCATCTACAGCAACTGCACAGTCAATTCTTAATATTGAAACTCTAAGAGATACCGATACTTTCGGTGACATCGTAAGAGGTCTTCATGTATATGGAAGACAAGTATTAAGAGACGATGCTTTAGTAAAAGCAGTATACGCAATTGACTAATATATAATTACACAAGGGGCGATTAAATTCGCCCTTTGTTTTATAAAATATAAAAAAGGATTTACAATGGCACACAGTTTTAAAAACGGAATACAATACGCTGATGTTATAACAAGACATCAACCTCATGTATTAAAAGGGGATAGAGTTGCTTCAACACATCATGGTAAAGATTTACATCCTAGAAAATACGGGGTAGAAGATTTAAGAAGAGAATGTGATAAAGGTGACATGGGAACAAATGGCAGAGAAAAACTTTATCCAGAAGATTTAAAGTTTCCAAAAGTATAATTAAGGAGAGTTAATGGCTGCTCCGTTTAGAACATTCTTAGATTTATGTAATACTCTTATTAGAGAGATTAATGAAGTTGAATTAACTTCTTTAAATTTTAATAATGCAGTAGGTATACAAAAATTTATTAAAGATACAATCAACAGAGGTTACTTTGATATTTGTAATGCAGAAGACAAATGGAGTTTTCTTGCAGTAGGTGACCCTTCAAATAATTACTATGGTAATGTTAATGTTGAAACAGTATCTGGAACAAGATGGTATAAATTTAATACATCATCTACAGGAGTAACTACAGACTATAGTTTTATTGATTATGAGAATGTAACCCTTACAGAAGAAGGTGTATCTGGTAAAGATGCTCCATATGAAGTAAGAAACTTACATCCCATTACAACAGAGTTTTGGACAAAGCATTATGCAGTTTCTGAGTCGGTAGATAAAAGTGATACACAAACTTTTGGAATACCACAAAGAATAATTAGAAGTCCAAAGAATGATAGATTTGGTTTATCACCTATACCTAATGGTGTATACAAAGTTTATTTCTTTGCATACTCACAGCCAAGTGAATTAACAAATCATGGTGATACAGTAGTATTTCCACAACAATATACTACAGTATTATTAGCAAGAGCAAGATACTACTTACATCAGTTTAAAGATAATATAAGTCAATCACAATTAGCTGATGCAGAATATAAAAAAGGTTTAAGAACTATGCGTGAACAATTAATTGAATCGTTTCCGGATAGTATGATTGACGATAGGATTAGAATAGTATAATGCCAGAGCAAGGTGTATCAGTTACTTGCGAAGGTGGATTAGATTTAGTAGGCACAACACATAATCTTTTTAGAACACCGGGAGTCGCAACAGCTTTAAAAAACTATGAGTCTTCTATTCATGGTGGATATAGAAGAATAAATGGTTTTACAAAGTTTGGTTCGGCACAACCAAGTGGTACAGATGATGTCGAAGGTATATTTAGATATTGTCAAGGAGTAGTTGCTTGTGCTGGTGCTAACATTTATTACAGTACAAATGGTAATAGTTGGACACAAGTAAACAAAGATACATACCAAAGTAAAACAGGAACAGTTTCAGTAACAGCAGGTGCAGCAACAGTTACAGGAAGTGGCACAAGTTTTACTACTGAATTTGCAGTAAACGATGACATTAAAATTAACAATGAAGTATTTAATGTTTTATCAATTACAGATAATTTAAACTTAACAGTAGATGGTAACTTTGCAAGTTCAGCTTCTAGTCAAGTTATTAAAAAGAATGGAGCAAATGATTCACAGTTATCAAGTGGGTCAGCAATAGCTAGAACAAATCAAGCTGATTGTAAGTTTGCTTTATACGAAGGCGATACTCAACATGGTGAGTTATTTATTGTAGATGGAGTAAATAAACCTGCTATGTTAAAGATAACAGTAGCTGGTGGAGTTAATACTTACAGTTTTAAAGAAGTAGAAAGGTCTGCACCAGACAAGTCAAAGTTTGCTACAATATTTGGTGAACGATTAATACTTGCAGGTGACTCAGATAATCCACAAGTTGTATCATATAGTACAAGATTAAAACCAGAAGATTTTACTGGAGCTTCGGCAGGAACAATTGATATTGGTGATAAAATACAAACAATAAAACCCTTTCGTAATAAACTAATTGTTTTTTGTGAAAGCAGTATTTTTCAAGTATCGGGATTAGACGGAACACCAGTCGTATCGGGAGTAACAAAAAATATTGGATGTGTTCATGGTAATACAGTTCAAGAGATAGGCGGTGACCTTGTATTTCTTGCACCAGATGGTTTAAGAACAATTGCAGGAACTGCTCGTATTGATGATATAGAATTAGGTTCTATCAGTAGAAAAATATTACCTTTATTTAGAGATAACATTTTTCCTAACTTATCAACTATAGAATTTGCTAGTATGGTTGTTAGAGAAAAAAGTCAATACAGATTATTTTACTATCGAAGTGGACTTTCTAACCCACAACAAAAAGGCATCATAGGAACTTTTAAAGTAGCTTCTACAGGTGCTGTAGGTTATGAGTGGAGTGAAACAGAAGGTATACCAGCTAGAAGAGTTCATGCAGGTACAGACACAAATGGTAATGAAGTTTTGTATCATGCAGAAGTTGATGGTAGAGTTTACAATCACGATACTGGTAACGACTTTGATGGAACAAATATAATAGCAATATACAAAACACCAGATTTAGATTATGGAGATTCTGGTGTAAGAAAAACTTTATACTATATTAAAACAAGTATTAGAGCAGAAGGAACAAATAGTAATTTAACAGTTTTACCTAGGTACGATTTTGAAAGTCCGAATGTACCTCAACCATCTGAAATAAGTTTAGGTAACCTTATTTCTGTTTCAACATTTGGTAATGCAGTATTTGGAACAGCGATATTTGGTGGTACATTATTTCCACAACAAAGGGCAACATTAACAGGTAGTGGATTTACAAATAATTTTAGAATACGAAGTGCAGGAAATCAAGCTCCTTACACAGTATCTGGATTCTATGTAGATTTCATAGCAGGAGGAAGAATATAAAACATGGCAGCATACATTAGACAAAGTACATTTTCTGATGGTGATACAATATTTGCATCACTATTAAATAATGAATTTGACCAATTACTAGCAGCATTTAATGTATCAACGGGGCATACACACGATGGTTCAACTACTGGTGATGGTGGTCCAATATCTAAATTATTTAGTAACGCAATCACTTTTGGTAAGAATGAGAATACAGATATTGCTGTAACATTTGATGGTTCTTCTAATGATGGTGTAATTACATGGATGGAAGATGAAGATTACTTCCAATACTCTGACGATATTTTATTAAGCACTACTGAAAAAGTTTTATTTAGAGACTCAGCTATTTATATTAATTCATCAACTGATGGACAATTAGATATAGTAGCAGATACCGAAGTACAAATTGCTGCAACAACAGTTGACATAAATGCTAACGCAGATGTATCTGGCACATTAACATATGGAAGTTTATCAGATGGTGCTATAACTATTACTGCATTTGTAGATGAAGATGATATGACATCTAATTCTGCAACACTAGTTCCAACACAACAATCTGTAAAAGCGTATGTGGATGCACAGTTAACAGCTTCTGACCTTGATTTCCAAGGTGATTCTGGGGGAGCATTATCTATTGACCTTGATAGTGAAACTTTAGATATAGCAGGTGGAACAGGTATTGATACTTCTGGTTCTGGTAATACTTTAACAGTAGCAATAGATTCAACTGTAGCTACACTAGCAGGTTCACAAGCTTTAACAAACAAAACACTCACAAGTCCTGTAATCAATACAGGCGTATCTGGAACAGCAATATTAGATGAAGATGATTTTGCTTCTGATTCAGCTACAAAATTAGCAACACAACAATCAATTAAAGCATATATAGCTACACAGGTAGCAGCTTCAGATACTCTAGCAGAGTTATCTGATACTAATATATCTACGCCTTCTTCTGGACAAATTTTAATTTATGATGGTTCAGATAGTTTTGATAATAAAACTGTATCTGGCGATGTAACAATTAGTTCAACAGGAGCTACAACTATTGGCTCTGGTGCAGTAGAAACTGCGATGTTAAATGCAAATGTTATTACTGGACAAACAGGTTTAACTTCTGGTTTTGATACTGCTAACGACCATTTATTAATTCACGATGCAGATGGTGGTTTAAAGAAAATTTCACTTGCAAATGTAACTTCTGCTACTGGTGGTATTTCAGATGTTGTATCTGATACTACTCCGCAGTTAGGTGGTGACTTAGATGTAAATGGTAATGCGATAGTTTCTGCATCAAACGGAAACATATCTATTACACCTAATGGTTCGGGCAAAGTTATTCTTGATGGATTATCACACCCAACTTCTGATGGTTCAGCAGGACAATTTTTAAAAACAGATGGTGGCGGTAACTTAGCTTTTGCTACAGTAAATACAGATTTATCTGGTGACTCAACTCCACAACTAGGAGGTAATTTAGATGTAAATGGAAACTCTATTGTTTCTGTTTCTAATGGTAATATTTCTATTACGCCTAATGGTTCTGGTAAAGTTATCTTAGATGGTCTTTCACATCCTACATCAGATGGTTCAAATGGACAAGTATTAACTACAGATGGTGCTGGTAACTTATCATTTACAAGTAAAACAGTAGATACTACTAACTTAGTAGATGATACTACACCTCAACTTGGTGGTGATTTAGATATAAACGGAAATGCAATTGTATCAACATCAAATGGTAATATTGCAATAACTCCAAATGGTTCTGGTAAAGTAATACTAGATGGTTTATCTCATCCAACTGCCGATGGTTCTAATGGTCAATTCTTAAAAACAGATGGCGGTGGTACATTATCTTTTGCTTCTGTAACTCAAGCAACAGGTAATGAATTAGAAAATCTTTCAGAAGATACAAGCC